TGATTACATATACATATCAAATATTAGAACTTAGGAAAAAAGACGAGTCTAATTTTACAAACACTATTAAAAGCTTTAAGATAAGAATAACTGGCACTAAAGATGGTGAGTCTTATTCTGTAGATCGAGATTTAATTTTACCTATGCCCGAAGAAGGGTCATTTATAGAATATAATTCTTTGACAGAACAAAATCTTATTGATTGGTTTTTAACAGAAATAATACCATTAGACTATCAGTTTGAAATTAAAAACAAATTTAATTTAAGCGAAGGAACACAAGAAACATCATTCCCGTGGTCAGAATAATTAAATAGATTATGGCACAAACCAAGATAAAAAAAGATTTAATTGATGCATCGTTCGGTAATATATTAGAACAGATTGCTTATGTAGCGGATGGGAGTACTATTACCACTAGTGCTGGTAATATAACTGTTCCTAATGTTACCGCAAGACAGGATATTTCGGGGACTTCGTATGTTGACCTAACCGGTACTAATATATCATATACCCCACCTTCTGGCACAACTAGTGTACTATATGAAGTTTTGTTTTCTACATCATACAATACACTAGGTACCTCAGGTTATATATCTCCCAACGTAAGAGTTACTGTAGATGGCACGCAAATAAATAAAAGTAGAAAAGGCCAGCTATTAAATAGTGCGTGGGATGCGGAAATGAATGTTAAGATACCCATACGAATAACAGGGGCATCAGACAACATAGCCTCAGGTACGGTAGCTTCTTGGTCATCATCTAGAACCATAAAAACACAAATAGCTACTTATAATACTAGCGGATATAGATTTGCAGCCCATCAAACATTTTATGGACCTGGCAGTGGTGGAAATAATACATTTATAGTACCACCTTTTATAAAAATAACAGCTTATTCATAATTATGTCAAGAACTAAGGTAAAACAAAATTTAATAGACGCATCGTTCGGTAACGTATTAGAATATTTTACTTATACGCCAGATGGCAGGACCATAACTACTACTCAGGGTGATATTACAGTCCCTAATATGACAACATACGTTGCAAGTAGCGACACTGTACAAGATATAAGTGGGGCTATAACTTACGTTCCGCCTACGGGTACCAAATATGTAGAGTATTCGTATAGTGGTACGTGGACTTATAATGATACCCAGCCTATACTCCATTATAGAATACAATTAGGTGGAACAGATATTGCTCATTCATTTAAGACAGAGCATTCAGGAGGGGCAAATAATCCCGAGCATGGTATATTTTTAAGGGCGGTCATTGAAATAACCGGTAGTGGGTCTGATGATATCGCAAATGGTAAAGTTGACACCTGGACATCAGGTAAAGTGCTCAGAGCAGGCTTTAGACAATATAGTTCTTCATATGAAAGTGTAGCTAACGCTACAAGAAGATGGGACCAAGCTAGTTCTCTCGCATACCGCCCGCCAACAGCAACAGTAATATCATTTAAATAACAGCTTATTCATAATGGAAACAATAATAAAAATAATAGCTCTTCATAAAGGAAACACAGCGAGCTTAGAAAACATTATTTACAAGGTTGAATATTATTTAACGTTGATAGAGAATGGAGGCACAAGAACTGAACCGATGGTTTTATCTTTAAATGACGCTGAAGCTTCTTCTTTTGTTCAGTACAATGATTTAACAGAGGATAATATTAAATCTTGGATAACATCTCATTCTCAATTTAATAATCAAGTTGATGCTATTAGACAAATGAAATTCAACGAGAGTATGGCAAGAGTAGAAAATAATTTTCCTTGGGAATCTTAAATAAATAAAAATGGCACTAACTAAAATAAATCAAGTTTTACTGTCGGCTACTCCAACAACAGTAGCTAAGAATGGTAGTAATCAATTTCCTATCGACTTTAGTGAAAATATAAACTTTGTTATTGAGCCAACTGGAGTTTGGTCTTTTTCTATAACTGTAGCAGCTGATCAAATAGGACAAGCCGGAAATATTGTAATAAAGAATACAGGTACTACTACTCCTGGTTCTTTACCATCGCAGTTTAAAACTCCTAATTCAGAGGCAATAGCATTTGAAACGGATAATGGAGATGTTTCTATAATGTCTTATTTTGTGGTTAGTACGTCTGTAATTTTAGTAAACTATGTAGGAAACTTTGGGTAATGAAAAATATAGGTTGGGCAAGAACAAAAGAGATAAATACGGGGTATGACGTAGTAAGCACAACATTTAATTCGGTTGCTATGACAAATACTTTGCGCTCTACAGCAGAACCGGTTACTACTTTTACAACTACTTGGACGTCTCCATATCAGGTAAGTACGTCCTCTTCATTTAACACAACCTATACAACAACATATAATACAACTTATTCCCAATCAACATCAAAAACTACAACTTACCAAACGTATAGAAGTACTTCAAGATCCACCAGCTGGACTACATACTTTAATACGAGCAGGTCAACAAGTAAATCAACATCAACGTCGTACATGACTTCTGCTACAACAACTACAACTTTTAGTACCTCTTATACAACAACATATAATACATATTATACAACAACATGGAATACTTCTGGAGGTAGTACAATATGGTATACTGATTGTGGCGACACTGTTCTTGATCAGTTTGGATTTTCTTCAGGAACTTATATTCAATTAGCTCCTGGGTATGATTGCTGTATGCTTATGAATCCAACGACTGGAAGTCCAAGTCATAATTTTGCGGGGTATTGTTAAAATAAAATATTATGCCAAATACATCAAGAACCACTTATGTGTCTACAAGTAGATCGACAACTAAAAATACAACTCGAAGCACTAATACTTATTTTAATACGTCTCATAATACTACCACTAGTTATACTACGACTTATAGCACATCAAGAGGAACTAGTAGAACAACTACATATAATACATATTATAATACGTCTCATACAACAACATATAATACAGAGTGGTCTGTTTCAACATCCCACCAAACCACAGCCCAAACAACAACTACATTTAATACAACTTATTATACAACCTTAAGCCAAAACACAACTATATTTACCAATACTAATACAGTGGTCAGCACTGCTGTAAGTTCTGGTTCTGTTACTACAACAGCCCCAGTAACAAGAGCAACTACATTTTTTAGACCAAAAGAAGTTTCACCAACAAACTTGATGCTTAATTTAGACGCAAGAGTTTCAGCAACTACCACAACCTGGAAAGACCAAAGCGGAAACAATAGGCATGCGACTCCTACTAGCGTATCTTCTGTAATACCCTCCAACAGATGTAACGCTTTATATAATTTTCATTCAAGCAGTGTTGATTTAACAGGAAATCATACTGGTACAGAAAATAATATTACATACGCTTCTAGTAATTTTGGGCAGGGAGCGGTTTTTAATGGCAGTAGTAGTTATGTAGACGCCACAGGATTATATCAGCAAAGAATAGGAAGTACGTCTTTGTGGTTTAAAAGAGATGGTAACCCTTCTGATGCAGAAATTTTATTTGCTTCAGGATATAGTTCAAGTAATAAAGGTGTCATTGGACAGATTATGAATAGTGCAAACAGTGGTAAGTTAAGGTTGATTGTCCAAGATTCAGGAGGACCTCCAAACGCTGTTGATTTACGAACTTCAGGTAATTATAACGATAATAATTGGCATCATGTTGTTTTTGTTTGGGATTTATCTCAAACAGGATCTAGCATTGCATCGCAAATATATGTTGACAATTCATTAGTAGCCTCAGATACTATATTTGGGCACACAAGTAGCCAGTCAGTACAGTGGACCTCTGGAAACTCAACTTATGATGTACATATTGGAGCGTACCAAGATTTAGGCTCAGCAAATGTATTCGAGGGAGGCCTCGATCAAACACGGTTTTTTAATAAAGTGCTTAGCGCTTCTGAAGTTACACAATTGTATAATGAAAACTCTAGTACATTTAAAAAGGTAGATATATTTAATGATGCTACAGATGGGCACTATAATTTAGATGGCACTGATAGTTTTTATATAAATCAATTTATAACTGATCAAAATTTTACAATAGGCGGTTGGTTTTATAGGAATTCATCTGGTGGGTCTTCAGGGTATGAAAGTTTATGGGCTCAGGGATATGCGCCTTCAGTTAGATGCTCAATTTACGGAGCTGACGGCAGTGCGAACGGGAACAGACTTTATATATATTTACATAATGGATCTTCTGGTCCGTCTTATGATACAGGTGTAGATATACCCACAGGCGAATGGTTTCATTTAATGAAAACATATGACCTTTCAGCGGGAACTGTTAAAGTTTATCTAAACAGCGCCTTAAAAAAGACTCAAAGCACTATTACAGGCAGTATTTATAGTTCTGGAAACAGTGACGCTTATTTTAGAATAGCAAAAAACGCAAGCAATAATAATGGCTACATAAACGGCAAAATTTCTCAAGTAAGAGTTTATGATTCAGTGCTAACAGATGCTCAAATTATAGACGACTACTCAACACACGATTACTTATATATTTAAATTTAATTTATGGAAATGTTTAGCGAAAAAGTCCTAGGAGAAAGAATATGGGACTTAGAAAAAAATGAAACTTTAAATCACTTAAAACAAGTTGAGCCTTACGCTTTAGAAAGAATAAAAAGCATTGGTTTAGAGCATTCTTATGATGTTATAGCAAATGAAGTAGCTTGCTTTAAAACAATGGGGTATACTGAGTATGCAAACTCATTTGTATTTCAGCCTTTAAATTTTGACTTTAGAGAAAAAATGATTGAAGAGGCGTTTTACGAAAAAAGCGAAAATCCTTTAGATTATGCTGGGTTTTTTAGAAAGCACTTGATGTCAAATAATGCTAATAAATATAAAGGCAGAAAACAAGAGTTTGATAAATTACCCCCCAGAAATCACATTGTGGTTCTGCCTGGGTCTAACAAGATAAAAGAAAGAATATGTTTAAATAAGCTGGAGTATATTTATGAAAAGCATAAAGGCGATATATACTTTAAGCCACATCCAGTAAGCACATATCAAACTGTTGGGGAGATTATGGATAAGTTTGGGGAGGATCATGTTCTTGACAAAAACATTGACTTATATTATTACTTGCCAAAAACTAAAAAAATATATACAACTCATTTAAGCGAATCAGCTCTATATGGAGTTATATTAGGGATTAGAGTTGAGCCAATAGACGTATATAACGGCATTGAGTCTAGTTCTTTTTATAATATAAATAAACTCCTTTTTGATTATCAGCATTTGGGCGATAAGATGATTAACGATACTTTTTCTAATTATAAGTCTGGATTTGTAAACCCAACTTTAGATAAAAATTGGAAAAAAACTATAAATAAATATATTGACTATGCCCAGAAAAATAGACTGGCTCGTAAGGATTGGTATATTGTAAAAGAAAAAAAAGACAAAGAATGTAAAGATTGTAATGAAAACAAAAAAAAATAAATAATCAAATTAAATATGAGTAAAAAAAAATTTAAAGATACTGGAGTTGGTAAATTTTTATTAAATAAAATACCAAATGTAGTTGGAGCTATCGCGGGTGATACTCCTGTTGGGTCAGTAATACAGGCTATTATTGGGGGCTCAGATATGAGTGACGAAGATAAAGCTATTGCACTAAAAAAATTAGATTTAGAAAGGGCTGAGATTGATGGCACAACAAAGCGTTGGGTTGCGGATGCAAGATCTGGAAGCTGGCTTGCTTCTAATGTGCGTCCATTAGTTTTAGTATTTTTAACCATTAGCTATGTTGTTGGGTGGTATATGGGTTATCCACTAGATAGTATTACGGGGCTTTTGACTATCGTGATTGGAGGCTATTTTGGTTCTCGAGGGGTAGAAAAAGTATTTGGTAATAATAAACATAAATAACACGTAATAAATAAATTATTGTTAACTTAAATTAAATATTATGAAAATTCAATTAAATGAAGAACAGGTAAATCAATTAAATAATATTTTAAATGATTTTCCAATTAGAGAAACTGCAAGAGTGCAAGCAATTTCAAAGTTATTAGCTGAAAATACAGTTAAAGAAGAGATTAAAAAGAAAATAATTAAAAATGAATCTAATAAGAAAAATTAGCATTGGGCGAGATTATAAAAATGATGCAATGCATTATAGTATAGGACAAGAAGTATTTGGTGGCCATACAATTACAGAAATTATTGAAGAAGAAGACAGTTATAATATATTTATAATGAAGAATGAAGAAGTATTGCCTTGGAAAACATTTAATAAAAATATGGCCGTAGCAATTGAATATAATTTAGAATATTAATGAAGCATTTGCATGCCTATATAATAAAGCCTATTGATGGCAGATATACTAATAATAAAAAAATAGGTGACTCTAATTTAATTTTAAATACATCTATAGAAGATCACAAGTTTATAAATAGAAGAGGTGTTATTATTAAAACACCTGTAAATAATCCTATATTACAAAAAGGAAATGAAGTAATTGTACATCATAATACATTTAGAAGATATTATGATATGCGAGGCAAAGCAAAAAATAGTAGCAATTATTTTAAAGATGATTTATTTTTTTGTTATATAGATCAAATATTTTTATATAAAAAAAATAATAAATGGCATACTCCAGAAGAATACTGTTTTGTAAAGCCAATTATTGAAGATAAAAAGTTTAGTGATCAAAAAGAAAAGCCTTTAATAGGCGTTTTAAAGTACCTAGGGAGCCATTTAAGAAGCTTTAACCTTTCAGAAAATGATTTAATAGGTTTTACACCAAATAGTGAATATGAGTTCATTATTGATAATGAAAAATTATATAGAGTGCCTATAAATTCAATAGCAATTAAATATGAAAGAAAAGGAACTGAAGTCGAATATAATCCAAGCTGGGTATAAAGCGGTACATGAGCTTATACGTGTAGCAGAAGAAGAAATCATAGTAGACGGAGCAGAAGATGAATTGGCTGCAGATAGATTAAAAAACGCAGCAGCAACTAAAAAGCTTGCAATATTTGACGCTTTTGAAATACTTTCTCGTATAGAAACAGAAAAAAACATTATGCAAGACAAACCTGCTGAAGACAAAAAAAGTTTTAGTGGATTTGCTGAAAAAAGATCTAAATAATGTACGAGCAAACATTGATAAAAACAATAACACCTGTTAAAGAAAATGTTATTAAAAGAAATAACAGATATAAAAAATGGGTTTATGGTTATAATAAAGAATATGATATTATAATTATTAGTAAAAATGGCACAATAGGAGATATTGTTGAAATACAAAATTTAGCTATAGCATTACCAGCTAAACCTAAAAGCATTGAAAACAATAATAATAAATGGGAGGCGCATATATATCCCAAAGAATTAAATAGAATAAATACAATATTTGATTGGGAATCATATCCTGAATCTTTTAAAAATAAATGGTATGCATATATTGATAGAGAATTTACTAGACGTGAAGAAGGTTACTGGTTTTATAATAAAAGTAATCCCACTTATATTACTGGCTCTCATTATATGTACTTGCAGCACACCAAGATTGATGTTGGGAAGCCAGACTACCGAGAAGCAAATAGAATATTCTTTATCTTCTGGGAAGCGTGTAAAGCCGATAATAGATCTTATGGAATGTGCTATCTTAAAAACAGACGGTCTGGTTTCTCGTTTATGTCCTCGGCAGAAGCAGTTGCTCAAGCTACAATTACTACGGACGCACGGTTCGGAATATTGTCCAAATCTGGAGCTGATGCTAAAAAAATGTTCACCGACAAAGTTGTCCCTATATCCGTCAATTACCCGTTCTTTTTTAAGCCAATACAAGACGGGATGGATAGACCAAAAACAGAATTAGCTTATAGAGTGCCTGCTAGTAAATTAACTAGAAAATCAATTACTCAAACTAGCGAAAAACAAATATTAGAAGGATTAGACACAACTATTGACTGGAAAAATACGGGGGACAATAGTTATGATGGAGAGAAGCTAAAGTTACTTGTGCATGATGAATCAGGAAAGTGGGAAAGACCTGATAATATATTAAATAACTGGCGAGTAACAAAAACAACATTAAGGCTTGGTAGTCGTATTATAGGTAAATGTATGATGGGATCCACTTCAAATTCTTTAGACAAAGGAGGCGAAAATTTTAAAAAGCTATATTATGACTCAGATGTTACCAAAAGAAATAAAAATGGCCAGACTAGCTCAGGATTATATTCTTTGTTTATACCTATGGAGTGGAATTACGAAGGATACATTGATACTTATGGACACCCTGTCTTTGATACGCCAAAAGTACCCGCAGTTGACAACGATGGATACGAAATTGATACAGGCGTCATAGATTTTTGGCATAATGAAGTTGATGGTTTAAAGCACGACTCTGACGGATTAAACGAATATTATCGTCAATTTCCTAGAACTGAAGAGCATGCATTTCGCGATGAAGCTAAAAATAGTATATTTAATTTAAGCAAAATATACGAACAAATAGATTATAATGAAGATCTTGAAAGACAAGGTTTCATTACTAGAGGAAGCTTTAATTGGGAAAATGGTATTAAAGATTCTAAAGTAATGTTTACACCTAATAGATCAGGTAGATTTTTAGTATCATGGACACCACCTAAAAACCTTGAAAACAATGTAATAAACAAAGGAGGTATTAAATATCCAGGAAACGAACACGTAGGCGCTTTTGGATGTGATTCTTATGATATATCAGGCACGACTGATGGCCAAGGATCAAAGGGATCACTTCACGGCCTTACTAAGTTTAGTATGGAAGATGCACCTCCTAATACATTTTTTTTAGAATATATTGCACGGCCTCAAACAGCTGAAATATTTTTTGAAGATGTATTAATGGCACTTGTATATTATGGCATGCCTTTGCTTGCAGAAAATAATAAACCAAGACTATTATATCATTTAAAAAGAAGGGGTTACAGAGGATTTGCAATGAATAGACCTGATAAAATTTGGAATAAATTATCAGTAACTGAAAAAGAAATTGGCGGAATACCCAATTCATCTGAAGATATTAAACAAGCTCACGCTGCTGCAATTGAAACTTACATAAATAAACATGTGGGAATAACTGAAGAAGGTGGCGGTAATATATATTTTAACAAAACATTAAATGATTGGGCAAAGTTTGATATAAACAAAAGAACAAAGTTTGATGCAACTATAAGTTCAGGATTAGCTATAATGGCTTGTAATAGACATTTATATCATCCAAAACCTAAAGTTGAAAAACAAAATGTTAATTTAAAAATTTCTAGATTTAATAATAAAGGAATGCATTCGCAAATAATACAATAGCATGGCAGAAACATTATTAAAAAGCTCATTTCCTAGCCAGATAGCATCTGACGCAGAGAAAGCAACCGAAGAATATGGTTTAAAAGTTGCGCGTGCTATTGAACACGAGTGGTTTAAAAGAGACAGTGGGGCTACAAGATTTTATTCTAATAGAGATGAGTTTCACCGATTACGTTTATATGCAAGAGGTGAACAATCCGTAAAAAAATATAAAGATGAATTATCTATTAATGGTGATTTATCATATCTTAATTTAGATTGGAAGCCGGTGCCGATTATTCCGAAGTTTGTTGATATAGTCGTTAATGGAATGTCTGATAGACTTTATGATATAAAAGCATTTTCACAAGATCCATCATCCGTAAAGCAAAGAACAGATTATGTTGAATCTGTATTAGCAGATATGCAATCAAAAGAAATATCTGATCAAATTCAACAACAGCTTGGAATAAATGTGTATAGCAACGATAGAGATAGCTTGCCTGAAAATGAGGATGAACTAGCATTACATATGCAACTAGAATATAAGCAGGCTATTGAAATAGCGGAGGAGCAGGCTATTAATTCTATATTCAATTCTAACAATTATGATTTAACGCAAAGACGAGTTAATTATGATTTAACAGTTATAGGTATTGGAGCAGTAAAAAATGAATTTACAACTTCAGAGGGAATAAAATTAAAATATGTAGACCCCGCTGATTTAGTATATTCTTATACACATTCGCCCTATTTTGATGATATATATTATGTGGGGGAAGTTAAATCAGTAACTATTAATGAATTAAAACAACAATTTCCTGAATTAACTGATGAAGATTTAAAA